CACCAAATACTGTGTAATTAGCCATGAATGCTCCTTTTTAGTTCCTCGGTCATATCTTTCTCTTTCTCATTATCATCGACATACACACCAAACAAGACCTCTGCGCTCCTGCGCCTTTGCATCAGTTCACTCAGGTCACAGATCAGGTCGCTCCAGGTTGGTCTTTGAATATAGGTGTCTTCCATTTCACCATGGTCATTATCATATATGATACCACCTGCGTAATGTTTCATAGTCCGCAGAATCCTTCTTCGCACATAAATAGTTCCTGTTGGTCCACAAACTCAACATCCTTCAATGGTTTACAAGAGCGATGTATATATATCGGCTCATCTGATCCGCGCTGCGACATATCGCGTATGGCTTCATCTACCTCTATGGCCTTTTGAAATGATTCTGGATCATTATCTTTCAGGTCTTTCCAGTTCTTATCGCTATGGTATGGACAGAAGACACAACTCGACTTAGGCGGTGTAGGAAACTGGAAACGGTCAAAAATACGCATACAATCACCACGAGTCATTCGTTGCTCGATCAGTGGATAATAATACTCAATTCTTGGCAATACACTTTCTTTCATTCGTTGTATCTCATCCATTGATATACCAAGCCACACCTGTGTTAATGGCATATGTTTATGTGGTTTTAGACCATGTAATTCTCTTATCTGTTTGATCACTGGTTGTATCTTGTACTCATGGGTACATTGCCTACGTATCATTCCACCATTCTTTGTAAAAGCGGGTATAGATGCAAAACGATGTCCAGTACTATTCTTTTGATTCAATATATCTTGATACAGATTTTTTTTCTTGGTTACATGAATAGGTATGCCATCATTCAACTCTGCCCAATCCAAAAGATACTCCATTATCTCATAGGTACGTGGTGACTCTGCTCCAGGGTCACTGAACACTGCGTGATCTGCGCGCTCTATAATATTCTTACTGCTCATCATGTACATTGCTGTTGATTGTACACCCATTCCTAAACTAATTACTTTTAACATTAACTAAACTCTGGAAACCGTTCATATGAATAGAACCACTTCCTGCCTTTTGTTTGATTGTTCTTGCCAGTTGTGATCGCCAAACTCAATGCATGCGAATTATCGTATGGATAATATGCAATTATATCTTTTGGCAAATAGTATACTGCTACCACATCAATTCGATTCCTATTCTTATATTTGGTTAGATTGACCTCGATCGCAGTACCTCTTTTTAATTGCATCACTGTTTTGACCTGCACCCGCTTCATCGCGCCACTATTTAATTCCACCACTAGATCTACCTGGTCAATATCCACAATAGGTACATATACATTATATCCTTGCCGTATCAAATCTTTTTGCACCGCAAGTTCACCCAATGCGCCTTTGTTCAGGCTATGCAAACAGATCCGCCATAGAACTAAGTTGGCTTTGTTCCATCGTGTACTTTGTACCATAACCCATGTCCTGCAAATTAACATCTTGTAGTAATTGCGTTGATGTTGCTCCGCCAAGGATAGTAAAGGTCGGAAACGATACATGCACCAAAATGAATATATCGCAGTCTTTTGTAGTTTTCTTTCTCTTTGCTTGTAGGTATGCAGGGTCAAATGAGGTGGTTTTGACATCCACCTTTCTACCTTTTGCCTTGAGGTCGTATCCGCTGTAGCGTGGGCCAATGCTGAGATCGGGATACCTGTTGAAGTATTTACAAACTGCGATCTCACCACCTGCTCCATTTATGTCAGGTTCTAGTTTCCGCGGTCCTAGAGAGGTCACTCCATTTTTTTGATTCTGTAGCATCCTCGCTGTTCCCGTCTGCACTGCTATCTGCGCTTCCAGGTGGTTCAGTATTATTTGCATGTGGTTGTTCCTCTTGATCCATTGCGGCATATAATACCATATAGTTCGCCACATCAAGACATCTTTGATATGTGGTCTCATCACTATAGGTCTTGCCAGTTTTCGCATCGTTACATATTGCATCAACGTGTTTCAATACATAAACCATCAGTGCCTGCTTTGCGGTAATTCCAAGCCGTTCCGCAACGTGCTTGAAATTATAGAACTTATCCTCATTACTGATAGTGTATTCTATTGATTTGTTATCGCTTATAAGCGATGCGGTTTTAAAGAAAATATCTCTAAATTTATTAAAGTCATCATATATCATGCTTCTCTCCTTTATCACATATCAGCATTCCATTCAAATGGTCTAATTCATGCTGAATTACAACAGCGTCTAAACCTTTGAATATCTGACTCTGACCATTGCCATTCTTGTCTTCCCAGTCCAATTCAATTTCCTCATGTCTGACAATTTCATACTCTACATTTGGCAGTGACAAACAACCTTCAATACTTTTCGCGGTTTCTTTCGATGCTCTAACGATCATTGGATTTGCAAAGAATTGCCATTTACCTGATATTTTTGCTAAAAATGCATAGTGATTCATATTCAATTGATTTGCAGCAAATCCCAACGCATTTCTGCGTTTCATCATAGTTTTGATCCACATTCTATTATAGATACTACTATGCTGACCAGCCGTTACTCGATCTAATACACAGCGTAGTAT